GTAGATAAGGTGACCAAAGGAGTTAGATATGCATACGTTTCTTGGGCTTGGTAAATTGCGACTTATAGGTATCATTTTACTATCGGTTTTAATACCTATAGGTTGCAATGCATCTGATTGTCCAGACTTATATCCTAATAATAAACCTATTGAAGTTCGTAACACCGTGGAGTTGTGTAATTCTTTTTTTGTTTCGGTATTTGATAAAAATAATCAAAGAGTTATTTTGGTGTCTGAACATTTAAAACATAACGGTGTTGGTACAGTAACAAGAAAAGATGCTTTTCATTCTGATAATAGAGTGGGTAAAAAACCATCTCCATCACAATACACTAATTCGGGTTACGACAAAGGCCATATGGCACCCGCTGGTGACGCATCAAACGATCAGGAAATGTATGAAACATTTCTAATGACTAACATGACACCACAAGAACCTACATTGAATAGGCAATCTTGGAAAGAATTGGAAGAACACACAAGAACTTTGTTGGCCAATTCTAAATCGGATATGTATATTATTACTTTTGCCATTTATGCTGATAATAAACAAATAAGTGGCATACCAATACCAACAGCATATTGGAAAGTGGTAACTATTGATGGTGTAACTAAGTATTATTATGCTCCTAATACACCTCATGCCAAAGTGGTAGAGAACGGTAAAGTACCAATTTTGTCGTTATTGCCTAAATAATGGTTGACTTTTAACATATTATGGTGTATAATGGTTTCCTATTTCGGATAAAATAGGTGATAGGTCGGAAAAATGAAAGTAAAAGAACTAGTTAAGAGATTATATAAGGCTGAAATTGAGCACGATATGCCATTGGTAAAAAAACTATGGTATAAATTGCTTAAGAAAAGTCTTAAAGGTAAACATACCGAATCCGTAAAGTAATTCGTAGAAGTTGTTTGAAAGTTGTTGTGGACATGGATGCAATTTCCATCACCTCCACCAGAAGCATACTACCAAACCGAGTTATCGGTAGCGAAGCCAAAAGGCCGTAGTATGCTTCTGATGGGGGTGAAATAGATTCGACATGACAGTAAGTATGACAACGGAGAATCGGCAGAGTAGCCGTAAAAACTATAAATTAAACGCAAACGATAATAAGTATGCACTTGCTGCCTAATAGGTAAGCGGAGTTTTGATGGGTGAACTTAGCAACAGAATCACCCATCACCAAATATTATAAATGAACAAATATTATGAATGAACAAATACTATTCAAAGAACCATACATATCTTATTTTCATAATTTATTCACAAATAAAGAATGTGACTATATTATAAAAATGAGTGAACGTATTGGTAAATTCAAAAGATCAACGATTCACAACACACAAACAAAATTAAGTGAAATACACGATATGAGAACATCATCAACTTTTGATGATGACGAAGGTAATTTTGATTTTGTTAGGTTTAAATCATATGAAACATTGAAGGATAAATTTTGGTATATTAAAAATTTTAATATCAATCATTTTGAAAAAACTCAAATGCAAAGATATAATGAAAGTGAATATGTTCTTCATCATTTAGACTGTTTTAATACCGTTAATAAAAAAACTACAGAGAATGATAAAATTGCCACATTACTCATCTATTTAAATGATGATTTTGAAGGTGGTGAAACATCATTTAACAAATTAAATCTTAAAATTAAACCAGAAAAAGGTTCTGCTTTATATTTTGAATTCAAGTATGTTGATGCTTTGAATGGAATGACTAGACACGAAGCATTACCGGTAACCAAAGGAACAAAATATGTAATTACATCTTGGATTAGGAATAAACCATATGGATGAAGTGATATTAAATCCTGAACCTTTTATGTCCTATTATTATAAATTATTTACAGACCAAGAATGTAATGATGTAATTGAGTATAGTAAAAAAGAAGAAAATTATTATAGGTCTTTAAATTTTAGTCATGAGTTGAAAGCAGGAGAAATAACAGATTTTAGGACAAGTGATGTTTGCCTCGACAGAAAAGATAAATTTCTTTTTATGAAAGAAAGAATTTACGAAGCTGTAAAGGATCGATTTTGGTATATTGATAATTTTAATATTAACCACTTTGATCATATACAAATATTGAGATATAAAGAAGGACAACAATATAAGCCTCATTTTGATTTCTTTAATATGCCAGATAAACACGCAACAGATAATGATAGGATTGCAACCGCCATATTGTATTTAAATGATGATTTCTCAGGAGGTGAAACTAAATTTCCTGAGTTAGGACGTACAATCTCACCGGAGAAAGGTTCTTTATTATACTTTGAATATAAATACCTACACGACCTCAATATTTTTACACGGCACCAAGGTATGCCAGTAACTAAAGGAATAAAATATATAATATCATTTTGGATCAGAGCTAATCCCAACAATTCGCCGGTGACGATCACCGATTTTAACACTCCACAAATAAAAAACTAATAATCGTAATTGGAGACCAAGATAACAGAATATCGTTATCGTAATCAAAAAGGAGAGTATGATGTTTACATCTAATTCTAAAAAAGCATTACCAAGTATTTTATTAATAATTTTTTGTTCTGTTTTTATGTATACAGAGCCAACATTATCTAATATTATTGTTTCGCAAATAATACAACAGGATGTTTCAGATTCTTTTAATAAAGAATTACAATGTTTAACCGAAAATGTTTATTATGAGGCAGGTTCGGAATCTTATGAAGGTAAATTAGCCGTAGCACAGGTTACAATCAATCGTGTCAATTCGGGAAAATTTGCTCCGGACATTTGTTCAGTTGTGCATCAAAAAACAGGAAACACTTATCAATTTAGTTGGGTTGGATTGGTAAATAAGAACGCAAGTAAAGATAAATACCAATGGGAAGAAGCTCAAATAGTTGCCAGAAAAGCCTTGACAGAATCTAAATTACATGATACAATTGCTAGAACAAATGCATTGTACTATCATGCTGACTATGTAAATCCTGGTTGGAATAACAAAAAGGTAGTACAGAAAATAGGACGTCATATATTCTATGTCAGCATCTAAAAAAACTTTTTATGATATTAGAGATTATGGAAAAGATGGTGATGTAATGTTAGTAAGAATACAAGAGAGAGAAAGAATTGAAGGATTAGCTCCTATGCACTCTCAATGTATTATGATGAAAAAAGAAGAACTTGAACAATTAATGGAAGCCGTGAACAATTATTATGCCGACAAAAGATGAAGTAAAGCAGTTCAGTATTCTAGTTGAAAAATTGGCGACAGAAAAACGTTTAGGATTAATGGACGCTATTTGCCATCATTGCAAAGAAACTGGCCTTGAAATAGAGGTTGCTGCCAGTCTGATATCTTCTGCTCTCAAGGCAAAGATTAAAGAAGAAGCACAATCTCTTAACCTTATGAAGAAAACCTCCAAACTGCCTCTATGACTGAAAATACAGGCTTTGCAGCATTTGCCTTGTACAATTCACTAAAGCTGCACTTCACATCAAACTCCTACGATTACTTTAAGTATCATGGTAAGACAAATGTTACCAAGGAAAACTTTGCCACTCGTAAAGATAAATATTCTTTTTATAAGTTATCTCGTAAGTTTCAATTAGAAGAATTAAAACACTTTTTTATTGCCAATTTTTTACAAGGTGATAAATGGGTAGGTGATATGTTGACACCTGAAGGTGAAGAACACTATAAGAAATGGTTAAAAACCACTCAAAGCTTGACTTATATTTTTGAGAACGATATACTGTATTTACTGGACAAATATTCACCAGAAGAAACAATTAAAGTGGTTAGTGGAAGTTATCCAAAGTTATTAGTGGAAGTACAGCAAGGTAAAGTTGCCATAGAAACCTTGATTATCATGAACGATATTATGGAATTCTTTCCTATGTGGGAAAAGAAAATTGATGACGATATTATATGGCCAAATTTCAAACTGAAATGTTTGAAATATCAACCTTTCATTGATTATGATAAAAGTAAATTTAAAACAATATTAAAAGAAAAAATACATGAACAAGCCTAAAATCAGTTGCATCTATTTGGACATGGATGGTGTGATTGCAGATTTTGTAAAGCGTTACAAAGAGATATACGATATAGAACCAAAAGAAGCGGAAAAACAAAAAAGATTTGACCACTTCTTTGATGATTTTATTGCTAATCAACATTTTGCTACACTTGATTTAATGCCACACGCTATGGCTGGCGTTGAATTTCTCCGTAAAGCACCAGTACCCACTCAGATACTTTCTTCTACTGCCAATGAAGAAAGATACCACGACATCTCTAAACAAAAGATGATTTGGTTACAAAAGCACGGCATTACATTCAATCCTATATTTGTTCCTGGAAAGCGTCACAAACAAATCCACGCAGCACCAGACAAGATTATTATTGATGATACAGAGTCCGTGATTGACCAATGGAGAGCCGCAGGAGGCATTGGTATTCTACATAAGGATTGGCCAACAACTTTGGCAATATTGCAGTTATATGTTTGACAAACGCCTAAATAAATGATATACTAGCAGTTGATTATGAGAAGTAATTTGAAAGTTTTATATATTCCGTTTAATATTCCGTACATACGAAAGAAAGGTAACACAATATGAGTTTCGCAAATCTCAAACGCCAATCTGGCAACCTCGATAAACTTAGCAAAGCAATTGAGGCTCTTAATTCAAATCCCGATGCATCCGATAAATCAGATAATTTCTGGCGCCCAGCTGTTGATAAATCTGGCAATGGTATGGCAGAAATTCGTTTTCTACCTGCTTCTGAAAAAGATGGTGAAGATGCTTTGCCTTGGGTTAAAGTATTCTCACATGGATTTCAAGGTCCTGGTGGATGGTTGATTGATAACTGTCTGACTACCAAGAATCAACAATGTCCTGTTTGTGAACATAATTCTGCATTGTGGAATTCTGGCATCGAAGCAAACAAAGATGTGGTTCGTAAGCAAAAGCGTAAGTTAAATTATATCGCTAACGTCTATATTGTTTCTGATCCTAAAAATCCAGAAAATGAAGGACAAGTTAAACTGTTCAAGTTCGGTAAGAAAATCTTTGATAAGATTACTGAAGCGATGAATCCACAATTTGATGACGAAACACCAATCAATCCATTTGATTTATGGAAAGGTGCTAACTTTAAATTGAAAATTCGTAAAGTAGAAGGCTATCAGAACTATGATAAGTCTGAATTTTCATCTGCATCACCATTGTTTGAAGATGATTCAAAATTGGAATCTGTGTATGAAAAAGAATTCTCACTGCAAGAATTGGTTAGTGATAAAGAGTTTAAGTCATATGATGTTTTGAAACAACGCCTCGATAAGGTGTTAGGTTTAAATGGTGAAGTTGTTGCACCTAAGACTACAGTTGAAACAATCAAAGAACAAGTTCGGACAGCTCCTAAGAAAGCCGTTGAAGTCGAACCTAGTTTAGCTACAGAGGAAGACGATGATCTATCCTATTTCTCAAAGCTTGCTGAGGAAGATTAATCTCTTTTTGTTATGTTTCACTTTGAGTGGATGTAGTATACTCGGAGAAATTGCCGGACTTGAAGGAAGTTGTGTACAAAAAGAAGCTGACATTCCTTGTAAACCGGCAACATTTGAAATACTTCACATTGAGTTTTGACTATATTATGATAACCCCGCTTCGGCGGGGTTTTTTATTATACTGGTACAGAAATATTAGCGAGTTGCTTATTAATATCTGTATTTCTTTGTCTTGATGAAGCTGTTTGAATTGTTTTGGGTGGTTTACCACCGATATTATTAATTTTGTTATTTGTCTGAGAAATAATTTGTTCGCCTGAAGATAATGATTTACTTGGATCAATTTGTTCAGGAATATTTGGTGTAGAAGATTTAGGAATAGGTTGCGGTGCCGGAACATTCTTTGCTGATGCTGAATTAGGTATAGGTGTAACATTTGGTGATGAGGCAGATTTAACAGTAGTGTTTGTTATTGGTATAGAAGTTTTTTCTGGTTCTTTTGGTGCCGGTACAGCAGTCGGTGCAGAAGTTGGTACAGCAGATAATGTTGGTGTAGATGTGACAGCAGAAGATTTTACTACAGTTGGCGATGCAGCATCAGCAGAAGATTTTACTACGGTTGGTGATGCTGCAGCAGTAGGTGTAGAGTTTGTTTCTCTTGATTTTTCAGTAGATGCGGTAGGTTTTGTAGAATCTCCTGTATTTGTTGGTTTTGTTTCAGTTGTTTGTTGATTAGGAACAGGAGCACTCTGTTCTACTGCTTCTTTTTTAGTCAAAGGTTCTTTTACTGGTATACCTTCAGTATCCAAACGAACAAAACCTTGTTTTTTTTCATCTTCAGTTAAACCTGTTTTTTCATCAAATCCAATTTCTTCTAAGTATTTTTTTTGTAACTCAACATCTTTCTTAGGATTAAGATAAGATTTTTTTGCAGAAGGTCTATTGCCTAGTATATTTTGTTTTCTTCTTTCAATAGCATCCGTATTTTCAGCAACTTCCACAATTGCTTCAGCCATACCACCATCAGATTTACCCGCATTCTGAATACCTTTATTCGTTGCTTCCGGATTTTTATCTCTAAACAACAAAGGTAACAATATTGCACCAATAGTAGCAGCAAGACCAGCAGCAATTAAAGCAGGCACTAATGCTGCGGCCAATGCCATAAGTGCTTCACCAGCCAATAAATTTTTTATAAAATCCATAAATCCACCAGATTCTTCTTTTTTTGGATCTAGTTTAGCTGTTTTGCTTTTGCTTTTTTTAATCGCTTCTACTAATTCTTCATGTCTACGGTCATCTTCATCCATTTGTTCTTGGCGGAACGACTTTTCAATCTCATCATTTATTTTATTAATTTCATGCGTTTTTAACATAAAATTATACATCTTTGCAACAATGTCTGCTGAACTATCGCCAGTTCTCAATGGTTTAATTGGGCCGGCAGAAACAGTTGTAAAGTTTGGATCTTTTTTATTTTTTCTTTTATAACCACCAAAATAACTTATAGACTTATCACTACGACCAAAAGCACGACCTGCAATTGTTGTAGCAATATCACCAAAAGTGCCTTTACCTGTTAATTTTCTAACCCAATTTAATGGATCAATTGCTTCTTTAAATCCGGTTGCTTTGGCTTTGAATTTATCAGATATAGCACCACCAATAGAAGCGCCAATTCCTTGGCCTTCTTCAAATTTCTTTTCAGCAATTAAAGAAAGTAAACTTTTTTTTCTGGTCTGTGAGGCTTTTTGATAATCCATTTTATTACCTATATTGTGCCGCTAATAAAGCAGGTTGAGCAGTAGATTCTTGTGGTGCTGCATATGTTGTTCCACCATGGTTTATGTTGGTTGTTTTATTTTGTTGTAATATTGTCGTTGAACTATTTTGTTTACCATTATTGGTAGGTAGTTTATCTGGTATTTGTGGAGATTGTTTAGGAACAGGTTCAACTTGAGATTGCAATTCTTGTTCAGACCCACGGTCACTCAATTTTAATTTTTGTTTATATTTTTCTTGGTATTGGCCAACCTTTTCAAATAGAACATTCGTGACTTGTTGCACAGTTCTAGGCTTTGATTTATCTGGTTTATTGTTGGTTTTTTCATAAAAGATAAAATCATTTGATGCTGCGGCATCCGGCATCAATGCAGCTGCATCTGTTTCCGGATCTGCAGTTAATAACTTTTTTGCTCCTTTTGGACCTAAAAAGTGTGCGGCATAAATTGTTGTAGCATTAACGGGTATACCATTTTTAGACAAGTAATCAGAATTTTCTTTGATAAACAATGCTCCAGCGAGTGCGTTAGCTTCGGCATCTTCTGGACCTTTTTCTTTTAATATAGGGTATTTTGAACCATATTGTTTCACCATACTATTCCATGTACCTTTAATAAATTGGTATAAACCTTTTGCTGAAGATGTTTTTGCTGCGGCACTAGGATCAAAACCACTTTCTTGTTTGGCCATTGCATACATTAAAGATTTATCAACTCCTACTATGTCTGATGCTTTATTGATAACCGCAGCAATTGATTCGGTCGGCATTAATAAAGCACCAACACCGGCGGCCGCACCAGCAGCACCTATTGTTACTTTGGATGTTAGTTTAGGTGCTTCTTTAGCTGTTGGTTTGGGTACTTCTTTAGCTGTTGGTTTAGGTGCTTCTTTAGCTGTTGGTTTGGGTACTTCTTTAGCTGTTGGTTTAGGTGCTTCTTTAGCTTTTGGTTTGAGTGCTTCTTTAGCTTTTGGTTTGAGTGCTTCTTTGGCTGGAGTTTTAGGTTTTTCTTTAGGTGGAGCTTGTCTTGCTATTTTTTCTTTTTCACCAAAAAGACCAATAAGTTCTAGTATTCTTTCTTCTTTGACCTCTGCTAATTTTTTATTGTACTTTTGATTTTCTTCAAATACTTTACTATCATACTCATATTCTTTGAGCATAAAGTTATACATTTTACCAAAAACATTAGAAATAGAATCTCCAACTTTTAGAGGAGCAACCGATCCTGAAGATACTGTTGTAATATTTGGATCTTTTTTGTTTTGATTTACTTTTGTTTTAGAATCTTGTTGTTCTGGTTCCGTTTCAGTTTTTCTTTTAGGATTTTTTTTGAATACGGAAGACATGATAGGATTACCCATCATGTTTTGAGTTCCTTTGGAATTCATTATGGCGTCAGCCATATCTAACGCCTTTTGCGTTAATTCATATATGGTTTCGGTGGGTTCAGTCGAAATTTTGTTTTCGACTTCTCTAGGCGAAACATTAACACCATCAAGCTTATAAAAGTCCTTGAGTAAATTAGATACTTTTTTTTGTTCTTTATCAGTATCTATTTTTGGTTTATATGTTGCCATCTATCGTCTTGTTGATTGTTGTTGTTTTATCTTTTCGTTTTCTTCTTCAATATACTGAACCAACATAGCAACGTAAATGTCCCGCTCCCACGGTAACATATTTTCAAGTTCCGTAAGACTATATTTGTGGTGTTGCATCAACGAGAAATTAGTTTTATAATAATTTCTCAAATTTTCATAACAAAATATTACCCGAAAAAACTTTCGAGGCCTTCCATTTCAATCTTGTGGTCAAAGCCACATTTACCACACTTCATTTCAATTTTTTTAGTCAATGTTGGAAGATCATTAAAGAATTCTTCTAACTTAGCAAATTGTTCTTGATTCAAAGATTCAATAAATTGTAATAATTCTGCCTTAGGTGTTTCGTGAGCATAGTAGTATTGTTCACCATCAAAAATATATTCTACGGAATCTGCAACCACTTCAAAAGCAATATCCACAGCAGATTCTTTTTTACTTAATTTTTCAACCAAAGAAAATTCAGGATACTTCATTTTGATTGTAATTTTAGGTGTAATCTGAATTATGTCTTTTCTATTAGGATCAACATCAATCTTAATATCCAGTAGATTCAATGAACCTTTCATTTTACCACCACATTGTTTGCCGTCTACTTCATTGGTACAAATATAATCGTTTTCTACGACCTCGCCGACTGACCTAGCACGGAGGTTGATAAAATAAAACTCAACATCAAGTACTGGTAAGGTATCAACATCGATGCCTTCTGTAATAGTACAGTTCGTCAATACTTGGCGAATGTTTCTTTCAATGGTTTCTTTATCATCTGCTTCCATAGCCATTAACAGATTTTTCTGCTCTTTTACTAGGAACGGGCGAAAACGAATATGTTTTTTCGATAATGGTAAATCCAGTTCATAGACTGGTGTATCAATTTTTGGTAAAGCCATTTTAAAACTCCTTTTTCAAATCATATTAAGACGATGTAACATCATTAAGAACTCCGGTAAGAAGATTCTGACCAAGAGTTTGTAGAACATTAGATACTTTAAGATTGTTCCATTGTTTGTAACAAAATACTACTGCCAATTTATGGTAAGAATCGGTAGACCAATCTAAATCTAATTGATTTACATCAATTGGAAATGCTTCTTGCAATACTCCAGCATAAGTCAATTCATTGGATGAATTATATTGATTAACTGTAATATCAACTGCATAATTTGCTTTATACTGAAAATTAAAATTGGTGGTTGGATTAATTAATTCCATCCAAGCATCAAAGAAAATCTTTTCATTCATATCATCGGATATAATAAAAGTAAACATTGATTCATTGTAGTTTGTATGGTATGGAAACTTTTCAACCGGTGCTGAGCCCATTTTCTTTAATGCTGTTTCAAATGTTCTTCCTGGTAATTGAGCTGTTTCGCAACGATAAGTTAAATTTCGTGCATCAGTAATATATGTAGCCAAAGGCAATGGAATAGGTATAGTTACATCAAATCTTGATGGTCGTGCTAAACCACCCTTAAAGCTACTTAAAAAACTGTTTATACCGCTTGCCATTTAATTTCCTTAAACTTGTTTAATTTGTTCTACCGATTCTTTCCAAACTTCTTGTGGTTTGGCACCTTTAAATTGCTGAATTGGTAAAAACGAAGCAATTTCCCACTCATTTGGCTGAATGGTAAGTATTTTTGACTTAATCTGACTGGTCAAATACTTCTTAATACAAGGCCGAAACTCTTTAAATCGCTTGGAGGCCTGTAAAATATCATAGGTGATACGAATCTTCATCACATCATTATCATCGTTAAGGACAGCGTAATCCATCAATTTGGTAAGAAACGCCAGTCGGTACTTATATGGCAAGTAATGTAGGTTCAAACCTAGAAAACCATCACCATATTTCTCTAATGCCAGAACCATAGGAAAACGGTCATAATACGGCATTTCAGCCTTACCTAATGGATCATAATAAAAACAATATAATCGACCTAATAGAAACCGCTTATCTTTTCGAAAGGCTTCTTGAGAAATACCCTTTGGTATTGCTGAAGGATTTCTAATTTCTTCAATTTTATCTTTAAGCCACTTCATTGCATCCCGTGAAAGCATTTGAGCTTCAATTGATGACCGTTGTTGTGCTAGTTCTGTAAGTTTTGATTGTGCCATTTGATTATTTAGTTGATTCCCAGGTGATCTTCAGTAAGTACTCTGAACTCCCATCCACGATCCTTACAATATTCTTCTGCATATTTCCACTTGGCTTGATTGATACCATATGTTACTACCTCATTTACATATTGTCTAGTAACACGTTTACGTTGTTCCGGTGGTTGAGTTTGCTTCTTAGGCTTAACTTCAAGTAACATTGTTTTGAGTTTGCCTTCTTTAGTTCTCACTTTTACAAGAAAGTCTGGAAAGTATCGGTGTTTTCTACCGTCAACTGGTGAGATATAAGGAATGATGATTTCCTCTGACGCCCATGCCATGATATCCAAATTGTTATCCAACCAATTCATGACCTTGGCCTCCCAACTTGATCGGTATACGATATTTGTTGGATCGCCCATATATTTTTGTGGGTGCCGAGGTTTAAATAGTCCAGAATATGCCATAAATAATATATATTCACTTAACCAGAGAGTAATATGTCCCTCACAGTTCTACCCACAAATATCGGCGGTACCAATTTAAAGTCAATAACAGGTCCTTTGGCCAGTTTATTGGCACCTACAGGAGTTCAATATCTTGCTTATCCATCAGATTTAGGATCAAATCCATCAATGAATCATGCTGTATTGATTTCAGCATACGACTATTCTTCTGGATTATCAAGTGCAGTTCAAAATTTAATTAATGGTGGAAGTATTACTCCCGAGGCTTTATCGGTTATTCAAGCATCAAAATATAATAGACAGACACAAGGCGCACCATTGGTTAATATATCCCTGTTTATGCCGGAAACCGTTAATGTTACTTACAATTCAGACTATCAAACAGTTAATGTTACTGAAGAATTGGGTATTGCAGGATTTGTTGGTTCAGCTGCCACCGACATAAATAAAGAAAATTGGAAAAATGCTGGAGTTCCATATACAACCGTTGCAACAACCACTGCAGCCGCAGCGCTAGGCAATCGTATAGGTTTAACTGGTCAAAATCTTGGATCTTTAGCGACACAAGCATTTGGCATTTTTACCAATCCTCAAATGCAATTAATATATCGTGGTATTGCATTAAGGGAATTCCAATTAGAATTTATTCTCACACCAAAAACATCTAATGAAGCCGCCACGGTTAAAAATATATGCGATTCTTTGGCTTTTTATTCTTTACCTGGAGTTGCTGGTGCTCAAGTCGGTAATTCTGGACAATTTTTAACACCTCCACAAATATTTAAAGTACAATTTCAATTTTTAGGTGCTAATGGTATTGCTGGTGCATTGGGTAATGCTCTTACTTCTGCAATGAACAATATTGGATTAGGTTTTTTAAGTAATACAAATAATCCATTAGGAGTAGATGGTAACGGAGTTATAACTAATGGCAATCCTGCAAAAGTAATGACGATTAACGATTGTGTATTAGAAAATGTTAATATTGATTATGCACCTAATGGCTGGGCAGCATATAATGATGGATATCCAGTACAAACTAGATTAACATTACAATTCAAAGAAACACAGATGATTACTAAAAACCAATTTAGAGGCAGTCAAATTGCAGATAATTATGCTGCTGGCCAAGCAACCAATGCGTTTAACGATACATCAAATCCCAATAGTCAAAATTTTATAGGGGTTTAAATGAGATACTTTAATTCTTTACCTTTTATTCAAACCGGTTCAAATAATAATTCTTATTTTCTAAAGAATTTATTAATTCGTACATCATTAATTTCTCAGTTGGCTAAAAATCCTTTATTGTTTTATACTTATTCAATTCAAGATGGTGATACACCAGAAATTATAGCAAATAAGTATTATGGTGATCCTTATCGTTATTGGATTGTTTTGATTGGTAATCCTCAAATTAAAGATTTGCGAACAGACTGGCCTTTAACATCAAATCAATTTGCAGATTACATTAATGACAAATATGGTGTATTGGCTACCGCAGCAAATCAAACCGCATTACAATATACACAAACAACAACACACCATTACGAAAAAGTGGTAACTTCAATTGATAATACCACTCAAACAACAGCTATTAAAGTGGTTGAAGTTGATCAAGATACATACAATTCAATACCATTGAATACTAATAAACGAGTTTTTTCTAATGGTTCAAGTGTTAATTATACTTTATCTAGAAACACAGTTTCAATTTACGATTATGAAAATAAATTAAATGAATCAAAAAGAAATATTAATTTAATTAATTCAATCTACATATCTCAAGTAGAAACACAATATCAAGCACTAGTGAGCGCATAATATGGCAGATAGTATCAATACTGGTACACAGAGTATTCGTTATCCAACCGATTATAATTTAAAAACATTAAATTTAATTACACCATTGACGAATGGTGTGGTCAACCTTATGCCGTTTATGATTGAATTAAACTTATATGAAGATGTTTACAGTTCTACACTTTCGGGTGAAATATTAATTCAAGATGCTTTAGGATTAATTTCAAATTATACTTTGAATGGTACTGAATTTCTTCAAGTTCAATTGCAAAAAACAACTCAAGACCAAAAATTCTTTTCTAGAAACTACAGAATATATAAAATTGGTAAACGAGTAACTGGCGATAGCAACGATTATGAAGTATATGCCATTAATTTTTGTTCAGAAGAATTTCTTTTGTCTGAACAGTATCGTATATCCAAATCGTATAAAAACAAAAAAATATCTGAAATCATTACGGATATTTTATTGCATTACGTCAAAGTTGGTGAAAATCAAACAAAACCAATAAAAATTGAAACAACCACAGGCCTCTACAATTTTGTTTTACCTAATAAAAAATTATTTGAAACAATCAATTGGTTATCAACATATGCAAGGCCAGCAGATAATGTTGGCGCCGATATGTTATTTTATGAAAATAGTTTAGGTTACTTTTTTAATTCACTACAAACACTATATCAACAAGATTCTTATCAAACATATAAATTTGATCCAAAAAATATTGCTGCTGATGGAAAAACGGGTTTAAATGACGTAAATCAACAATTAACAAATGCATCAGACTTTGAAGTTTTAGAATTTTTTGATACACTAAATGCCATTTCAAATGGCACTTTTAATAATAAAGTGCTTACGATTGATCCTTTATTAAGAAAAGTATATAAAACAGGAACATTTGATTATAATGCTTATTTTGCATCTTCCAAAAAAATGAATAAGTTTCCTTTGACTAATAATTATCAAAATCGTTTTGATAAAAAAATGTATGAAGGAGCACCAACTACACCTGCTGGTATGGAAGTTGGTTGCCTTAGATTAGCAACAAGCAATCATGAAGAAAAATTAGATCCTTATGTTAGTTTAAAACCTGATGCAGTTGCTAATGATATTAATATTGAAAAATATGTTCCTAACCGAGTTGCTCAATTAGCTTTAGCAAACTATACAAAAATTAAAATTACTGTTCCTGGTGATCCTTTGCTTGTGGCAGGAAGAACAGTTAATTTTAGCACTTATCAAATAGAACCTGTCGATTACACACAATCGGGTCCTAATCCAACCAGATCACCGGATCCATTTTATTCTGGTAAATATTTGATTACAGCAGTACGACATATTGTTAAAAACAGTTCCTATATAACTATTCTGGAAATGGCAAAAGAATCTTTTGGTGGCAAAATTAGTGGATTTAATAATGATGATTCTGCTCTGAAGCAGCTTATTAATGGGGTTCAAATATAATGAGTAATCGCAATAACTTTATGGGTCTTAATGGTTTTGTTTGGTGGATTGGTGTAGTTGAAAGGCGAGTTGATCCATTAGGAATAGGCCGTTGCCAAGTTAGGATATTTGGTTGGCACACAGACGACACATCGGCACTACCTTCAGAAGATTTACCGTGGGCGCATCCGATGCTTCCAATAAATAATTCAAAATCAATGTCACCTCCTCGAATTGGTGATTGGATTGTAGGGTTTTTTGGTGATGGCGAATCAGGACAATTTCCTATTATGATGGGCGTTTTGCCTGGAATTCAACGAACACCAGATTAAAAAATGGCAGATAATTTAGCACTACCCGATTCAACACAAACCGATGCTACCGGTAAAGAAATTGGTGCTATTCCTGAACCGATAGAATCAGGGGATAAACCGCTTGTAAATGGACCAACTACTCCTGGAATAGGTAGAGGTACTACTACCAATACTTTGTTGAATTTTTCTAAAGAAAATTTAGCTCATAATTGTGATGTTATTTTTCCTATGAATAAGGATTTGGCAACTGCTCGACTTGAAGTAATGGCATTTGTTGGAACTTTACGAACATCAATTGAAGCAATTTTTGCAGGAACTTCAACAAATCCTGTTGTAGAAGATATTACCGCAGAAGTAAAAGCAATCAAAGCAAAAATAAAGCTTTTACAAAAAGAAATACAACCAATTATTGATGAAGCTAAAGCCATTCAAGAATATGCAAAACAATTACAAGCTTTAATAGTAGAAATTCAATCTTTGCCGGCTAATTTACAAAAATTGTTAGCTTCTTGTTTAGCAGAAGCAACATCATCATTGGCCAGTTTACAGAAATCAATAACAGGAACACCACAAGAAATTCTTGCAGCAGCAACGTCACAAGTTAAAGATATACAGAATCAAGTAACAGCAACTGTAACTCAAGCTTCATCTACTTTAAATATACCCAAATAGGATAGATCATGTCAACAAATAGTTCATGGACAGAGCCTTTTGTGGCCGCACCAAAATATCCTTATAATAATGTAACACAAACTGAATCTGGACATAGTGTTGAGTTAGACGATACTCCTGGACACGAAAGAATTCGTCACCAACACGCATCTGGTACATTTTTGGAAATGCAACCCAAAGGTGATGAAGTTCATAAAATTTTAGGTAACGGATATGAAATTATTGCAGGAAACAAAAACGTAGAGATTTCAGGTCAATGTAATATTACTATTCGAGGTGCTTGTGTTGTAAATATTTACGGAGATGGTATAACGAACATACAAGGTGACTGCACTCAATATATTCACGGAAACCTAAAGGTTCAGGTTGATGGTGATACAGCAATAGCTACCAAAGGTGACTTAGATTTAGCAGCAAAAGGTGATATTACCATGTCTGCTCAAAATGTTTATGTTAATGCGGATTTATCTGTTCGTGGGGGAATATCATCAACCACTAGTATTTCCGCTACAAATAACATCACGGCCGGCTTACAATGTTACGCCAAGCTTGGATTCCTTACTCCTGGATACATTACCGCTGGATCACCAATACCTTTGAGTACTATACCAGGAACTATCACTTCAACCATTTATATGCAATCTAAACTTGGTAATTTTGGCGCTCTCAATGCTCTACCGGCATATGGTGGTACCGGTACCGCTACAGCAACCAATATCAAGTCCCTCACAAATGTCACGGACGCAACAAGGTCAATGGCAGGAGATAGAGCAATCTTTAATATGCACGCACATAGTGCTGTTAAAGGTGGTGGAGATACTTCCGGTCCTACCACAATACCTGAATAAATAAAGAATGGCAATGACAAACTACATTTACTCCGATATAGATTTAAACTTTAAGCCAAATCCATCGACTGGAGATATCGCTTTAAGGTATAACGAGCAGTCTGTGATTGCATCGATTAGAAATCTTTTATCTACCAACTTGTATGAAAGATTATTCCAACCTCAAGTTGGTAGTACATTAAATCGACTATTGTTTGAACCAATGACTTTACCTTTAACGGCTACTTTAATTGAAAATGAGATTGTTCGTATGATAAACAACTATGAGCCTAGAGCAACAATTAGTCAGCTTACTGTTACAGGATTACCAGATAGTAACCAATTTAATGTTTCTTTATATGTTTTTATTGGAAACCAAACAACACCAACGGCAATTAACTTAATATTACAAAGGACCAGATAATGGCCGCAAATTCAAATATTCAACTGACAAGTTTAGATTTTGATTCACTCAAAACTAATTTTGTTACCTATTTACAAAGTCAAAATACCTTTAAAGATTATAATTTTGAAGGTTCTGCTCTAAACACACTAATTGACCTTTTAACTTATAACACTCAATATGGTGCTTATTATTTGAATCAAGTTGCAAATGAGATGTTTTTGGATTCAGCAGTTCAAAGAAGTTCTGTGGTATCTCATGCAAAAATGTTGAATTATACTCCAAAATCATCTATTGCACCTACTGCCACGATTCAACTTACTTTTAATGGAGTTACTGCAAATTCTTTAACTTTACCGGCATATTTAACTTTTAGTTCTTCTGCAATTGATAATGTAAATTATACTTTTGTTAATCCAAATTCATATACAGTCAATACCGTTGGTGGAGTAGCTACATTTAATAATGTGAATATTAAGCAAGGAGTTTATGTAAAATATTCTTACACAGTAAGTTCAACTACTAATCCTGAATATCTTTTTGAAATTCCTGATTCTAGTATTGATACGACAACATTGCAAGTAACCGTTCAACAGTCAGCTTCAAACACAGCATATAATGTTTATAATTTAGCTAAAACTTCATTGGCATTAGATTCCACCTCACAAGTTTACTTTTTACAAGAAGGTTTAAATGGAAATTATCAAATTTATTTTGGTGATGGAATTATCGGCCAACAATTAACCGATGGAAATATTGTTATAGTTAAATATCTTTCAACTGAAGGTTCTGCGGCCGCAGGTGCCAATAGCTTTGTTTTAATGGATTCTGTTAATGGTTATTCAGGAATAATTACTCCAATTATTGCAGCAACACATGGCGGAGATAAGGAAAGTATAGATTCTGTTAAATTTCAGGCACCTAAATCATATGCTGCTCAAGGTCGTGCCGTTACTAAGAATGATTATATCACAGCAATTCAACAAAATACGTTAGGTATTGCTTTTGATGCAGTCAATGTTTGGGGAGGAGAACAAAATAGTCCTCCTGTTTACGGCCAAGTGTTTATTTCAATGAAACCTTCCGGTGGTTATCTATTAACCGATGCTCAAAAATTAGATATTATTAATAAAGTAATTAATCCTATTTCTGTGTTGACAGTTCAGCCGACTATTATTGATCCAGATTATACTTATATTAATTTATCGGTTAACGTGATATATGATCCGTTAAAAACAACAAAAACATCAGCACAAATTCAAGCTGGTGTAGTTAGTGCAATAGAATCTTTTGGCGCATCATCATTAAACACTTTTAATTCAACTTTTAATTCTTATAATTTATTAAATGCTGTACAGAGTTACGACAATTCAATTATTACCAGTGAATATAGTATGCAATTACAAAAAAGGTTCTTTCCAAAAATTAATCAGGTAGGAACATATCGTTTGTATTATGGAACTTCTTTAAAAAGAAATTTATTTACAAGTGGAGTTAATAGTTATCCTGCCGTAACGTTTCTTGATCCCAACGATGTAACTAAAACTGTTCAAGCTTATTTTGAAGAAGTTCCGATAGCAACATATGGAATTGATTCAATTACTATTTCAAATCCTGGTTTTAGTTACCAATATGCTCCAAACATAACAATATTAGGCGATGGCACCGGTGCTACTGCGCATGCTGTTATATCAGGAGGAAAAATTTCAAGCATTGTTGTTGATACAGCAGGTATTAATTATACTAGTGCTGTGGTTGTAATTACTCCACAACCAGGAGATACAACAGGAACTCTTGGTTCAGCTACAGCTTCATTACAAGGTCAATATGGTACATTAAGAACTTATTATTATAATAGTAATAATGTTAAATCAATACTTAATTCTAATGCTGGAACAATTGATTATTATAATGGAATTATTACATTAACTTCGTTTGGCCCAACAGCCGTTAATAATTCATTAGGTCAGTTGTTGATTAATGCAACACCTGCAACATCAATTATTTCTTCATCGTTCAATCGAATTATTACAATTGATCCTTACGATCCAGTTGCTATTACGGTTACTGTACCTCCTACAAATTCATGATAGATAGTAACCAAAAAACTTCTTTATTAATACCATATCAACTTCCTGAATTTATTCGGGATAATCCGTCTTATGGAAATTTTGTTTTGTTTTTGCAGGCATATTATGAGTGGTTGGAACAAAACAATAATCTAATTGATAGAGAAAAGAATATCTTAACCTATACGGATATTGATACAACAACCAATGAGTTTATTGATTATTTTTATAACGATTTTCTTTCTTACTTTCCAAAAGAAATATTGGCAGATAAAAAGAAAGTGGCTAAAATTGCCAGAGAATTATATCAAACCAAAGGAACACAAGCTTCGTATAAGTTTTTGTTTCGTGTATTATATAATAGTAATGTTGATTTTTTCTACACCAAAGATGTTGTATTACGGGCTTCTTCTGGTAACTGGTACATCCCTAAAAATTTAAACTTATTAACATCTGATGCCAACTTTCTTAACACAATAAATTACAAAGCTTTTGGTGAAACAACCAAAGCGGTAGCCACAATTCAAAACGTGGTTCAAACCGGCACAGGCAAAACACAACTTTTTATTTCAGACATTCAAAGATCATTTCAATCAGGTGAATACATTCGTATTATTGATTCTAATAATCAAAATGTTCTTTTTAATGGTAATCCACTAAGAGCACAATTAGTCGGTCAAGTAACTCAAATCAACATTGATCTTAATAATGAAGGATTGTTATATTTACCTGGCGATCCTGTTGTGGTTTATGGTGGACTAACATCAAATACAGCTCATGGAGCTACTGGTGTAGTAACCACAACAACAAAAGGATCGTTAAAATTAATTAACGTAATCAATGAAGGTTACGGATATACATTAAATAACACAGCAATTAATATAGTAAATGGTGGCGGTGCAACGGCAATTCCTTATTCTGTTGATCCAAATCCGGCTAAAGTGGCTAATGTAACCTATATTCCAATCAATACTATTGGAACAATTGCTAGTAACACAACAATTAAAATAGGTTCTTCAAAATATTATTTTTCTAATAATATTAATGCCAATGCAAATACTTCTTTAGCTAATGCTTTTACTTTTTTAAATTTTACAACATATCCAATTTCTTCAGTATTATTACAAGCAGCTGGAACAGGATTATCTACACCACCAACAATTACAGCAACGTCTTATTACCCAACCGATAACGTATCTGTTGTTGGTAATTTATACAATCTTGGAATATTAGCACCAATTCAAATTCTTTCAGCTGGAGTAGGTTATAGAGCAAACGATAGAATTATTTTTTCTGGTGGAACAGGTTCAGGAGCTGCTGCTAATGTAACCTCAGTCGGTGCAAATGGCCAGATTTTAACTGTTAGTTATGTTGCTTCAGCAAATAATCCATACTATCCTTTAGGTGGTCAATATTATAGTCCTTTTGCATTACCTACAGTTACCGTTAATTCAGCAAACACATCAGCATACGGTGCTTCTTTAATTGTTCCTAATATTTTAGGTGATGGTGCAACATTTTCTAGTACCGTTGATCGTGTTGGAGCAATTCAAACAATTACTGTGACTGATACAGGAACGGATTATATTTCTGCTCCACAAATTTCTTTAAAAGTTCAAGACATTCAAGTTAGTAATGTATCAACAATTAATTTGCCATCAAAAGGTGATTTAATATATCAAGGTAATAATATTTTAACTTCAACGTATGTTGCTACCGTTGATTCAATTAAAGTATTACAACCTGTAACAGACCCAATAAAATCAATGTATAGTTTAAGGGTTTTTAATTACACAACAACACCCAATTATAACTTGCCATTAAAAATAGATTCTAAAAAAATCTCTTTAAATGTTACTAATCAATATTCATCATACAATACCAGCACTAGATTTTCTTCTACGGGTTTAATAACTTATGGTGACGGTTCCGCAATTGCCACAGCAACATTCTTAAATGGGTTAAACTTTGGAAAAGGAAGTTATATTGATTCTGTTGGTCAACCTAGTTCTTTTAGTGTTTTACAGAGTGATATCTACAATAATTATACCTACGAACTTACTCTACAAAAAGAGATATCAAAATACAGAAATATATTGGTAAATTTATTACATCCTAACGGATTAAAATACCTTGGACGATACTCAATTGAACAAGATAGTAATTTTAATTTAAATAGTATTCAAGCTTTATATCAAGCACATTCCTTAGCTTATTATACAGGAACAGGAAGTTCTTTGGTAACAATGACATCCGATTTTGTCAACCAAAGTAATAACCTTGTAACTTTTAATTATCTCGCCGGTGCTGATTTAGCCACATATGTTTTTCCTAATACGAGTACATTAAGAATAACAACAGCCAACAATTTTGTTATTTCTGGCAAAGTAATTTCTTTAACCAATGTTTTTCAATCACCTATTGCCAATTTAGTTCAAGATTTAAATACCAGTTCAAATACGGTTGATTTGATGTTAACTTTAACCAATTTTGATTTAAACCAAGTTGCCAATTCAACCATAGCAACACTCGATAGTAATACTTGGTTGACTTATGCAAATGTGGCCTATGTTAAGGCAACCGCTGGATCCAAACAGATAAATATAGCGTCATTTACTGGTTCATATAACATTGTCAATAATGGAAATTATAGTAATCCAAATCAACCATTAAGAGATATTGTATATTCTGGTGATACCATTCAAATCGCCAATAATGGTACACAGACCGTAGCTAATGTAGATTACAATAATAATATCATCTATGTACAGACAGTTTTAGCCAATAGTGTTAACTCATTGATGACGGTTAGAAGAACGATATTAACAAACAATGTAGAAATTTTTGGTCCAACAGGACAACAATACTCTCCAGAATTGACAACGGAAGATTTAAGAACATTAACGACAGAAAATGGAAGTTTACTTTTACTAGGATAAGAAACAGATGAGTACCGTAAAAATATCGCAATTACCTCAAATTAGTGCAATTAATGCCAATACGCAGCAGACACTCTTTGCTGGTGTTGATGTTCCTACAAATATTACTGGTAAATTTACTGCTCATACATTGGCACAAGGACTATATTCCAATGAAGTTTTGAATGTTGGCATAAATCAACAAAATTTACCTAATACGGTTGCACAGTTTTCTTTGTCTGGTGAATCTTATATTCAAACCAACCTTGTTAATACCAATGATGGTGGCACTGCTGACATTGTTGTAACTGCAAACGTGGGTTCTGGTGGTTCAGATTCAACCAACTTTATTGATATGGGTTGGGCTAATAAAAATTATCAACCTGGTCTAGAATTTAATAATATTGGTAACTCAGTTAATCCAAATGACGGATATTTGTATTCTCAAGGTACATCAGGACAACCTTATGGTAATTTAATCGTAGGTGCAACATCTTCAGGCGCACAAATTAAATTTGTTGCTGGTGGTGGTCAAGCAGCAAATATTGTTGCAAGAATGACTTCAACCGGTTTAGTATTAAACACACAATCGTCAATTACATTTTCTGATGGTTCAATTCAAAGTACTGCAGCCAATCCAGCCAGCTATTCTACTGCAGCATTTGGTTTGGCCAATACCACATCAGCTAACACCATTTATACACAAGGTGTGGATGCAACACAAAATACTAATATTACGGCCGTTAATACTTTTGTACAATCTGCATATAATGTGGCAAATACAGCAAATGCCGGTTTCAATTATCAAACCGGTGTTGATATAACTCAAAATACTGCCACTAGTTTAGCAGCTGCTAATACTGTTTATCTTCAAGGCGCTTTAAATACCGCTAATGCAAACTCTGTAATAAATTCAACGATTGCAAAAAATGCTTATAATCAAGCAAATACAGCTAATGGTATTGCCAATACAGCAGTTCAAAATACAACAATTATTACAGTAAATAATATCAATGCAACAGGTAATATTACTGCTTCTTATTTGTTTGGTAATGTAATTGGTTCTACTGTTCAAAATACAATTAATTGGCTCACAACAACCGTTCAACCGGTACAACAAACTGGTCAGTTATTCTTTTATGCTAATACCACATCATTAGTATTAGATACTGATATTGCCAATAATAGAATTTCAGTTTCAAAAACCATTTATTTCCGTGCATTTAATTCTACTGGTGTAACAATTCCAGCAAATTCATGGGTTCGTTTGATTCCAGGAGTAACACCTAATACTGTTCCTTATATTGCTTTGGCCGATGCAACAACTTCGGCTAATTCAACAGTAGCTGGATTTGTAGTTACGCCAATAGCCAATTCAGCTTATGGAATTGTATATCAATCTGGTCTTGTTGAAGAATTTAATTCTACAGGACTTGGTAGTTTAGGCGACATTCTTTTTCTATCAGCAACTCCGGGACAAGCATCTAATGTTGCTCCTACTGGATCAAATACAGTAGTTCAGCTCGGCAGAATAATTAATTCGGATCCACTTTTAGGTAAAATTCAAATTGCTACACAGTTACGCCAAGCATACGGCCGACCAAATGGTTCTGTATTATATGCTTATGCCAATAACATCACTTCAAGTAATACAATTAGTATCAATGATTCTACTGGTGTTTTAAATACAAATACAACTATTGCAAATACTTTTGTATATGCTTCTGCTACTGCCAATTCAATGGTTACTCAATTGAGTAGTAAATCTACGGCAGTCACAGCCAATGGCATTACTGGCCAAATTACAATGAACAACGCTGCATTAGCTGGTCAAGCATATACAAATTTCACAGTCAATAATAGTTATGTTCAACACGTCAATGATATTATTATTGTAAATGTGCAAAACGGAGTAACATCACCAAATCCTTATATTGTTACTGTTGGTAAAGTTGCTGCTGGCAGTTTTAATATCACAGTATATAATGCTGATTCTGGTGGCGGTTCTTCACACTCTGATGCAATCGTGTTAAATTGGGCAGTAATGAGAGTTGGATCATAGAGATAAATAAATCATGACTACACAAAGCTTACTAACTAATTACGCAAAAATAGAACAAGTTTCTGAAGTCTATTTTGCTCCCGTAGCTCTTTTACCAAACGGTCAACCTGTGGGAACACTTTATGCGTTTCTATCACATATTGATCCTTGGTCAGACGATGCTAATCCACCGGTACCGTCAGAATCTCAACAATATACTAAAAATGTTTTTGCTAGTATGTTTGTGGCTAAACAAATTTATTCCAGTCAAATTAGTCCTGTAATTACTAGAACAAATTGGACTTCAGGAATAGTATATGATTATTACCAAGATAATATTGATATGTTTGCCATGGATTCTAACGGTTATCCTACATTACATTTTTACGCAAAAAACATTTACGATCAAGTTTTCAAATGTTTATGGAATAATAACGGAGCACCATCAACTGCGCAACCTTATTTCCAGCCAGGAAGCTACGGAACAAATAATATATTTCAAAGTTCCGATGGGTACAAATGGAAATATATGTACACAATCGATGCTGGTTCAAAAAAATCATTTATGGATGATAACTGGATGCCAGTTCCAACCGATACAAAGGCTCCTAATCCATTGAATTCAGCCTCTGGTTTTGGTGATATACAAGTTATTAATGTTGTCAATGGTGGCACAGGATATGATTCAGCCAACGCCACGATTTCAGTAGTTATTAGTGGTGATGGTACAGGAGCTACAGGATCCGCACAGGTCGCAAACGGTTCAATTACTGATATCATCGTAAGCAACTCTGGATCAAACTATTCCTACGCCAATGTGGCGATTGTTTCCGCTTTAGGATCTAATGCATCCTTTGTTGCACCCGCTTCACCTGTTGGTGGCCATGCTTCCGATGCAGTATCAGAATTAGGATGTAACCATGTTATGTTAACTGCCGAATTTACCGGTTCAGAAGGTGGAATTATACCTACTGATATTAGTTATAGACAATGTGGAATATTATCTTCTCCCGTTGCAAAAAGCACATATCCAAATTCAGCCAATGGCGGAATATATAAAGTTAGTACCGATATAGTTGTTGCTGCTGGATTTGGTTCTTTTGTTAGTGGCGAGAATGTATATCAAGGAATATCTTTAAATTCTGCTTCGTGGACAGCAAAAGTTTTAAGTTTCGATTCAACAAATAACATAATTCATGTAATAAATACATTGGGAACACCAACAGTATCTCAAGCTGTTTTTGGTGCAACCTCACAAACAACAAGAACGGCTTTAAACATCAATACACCAGATTTTATTCCATATTCAGGTTATATGTTATACATACAAAACCAAAGCGGAATTCAAAGAAGTTCTGATGGAATAGAACAGTTCAAATTTGTACTAGGATTTTAAAGGAAAAAAATGTCCCTGAATTTTAATGTTGACCCATATTACGATGATTTTGATCCTACAAAAAATTATCATAGAATTTTATTTAAGCCAGGATACGCAGTTCAGGCCAGAGAATTAACACAATCTCAAACTATTCTTCAAAATCAAATTTCCAGATTTGCATCAGCAATTTATTCTCAAAATACACCGGTTTCTGGTGGACAAGTTACAACCAATTTAAAATGTAATTATATTAAACTTTTATCATCATATGCTGGTATTACAATTACCGCATCTAGTTTTTTAAATCAAACAATTACTGATTCTACTGGTACTATTGTAGCTCGAGTGATCAAAACAGCGGAAGCAACTATTGCTGGCGATCCTCCTACTTTAATTGTTAGTTATCTTTCCGGCACACAGTTTTCTGATGCTATGACTGTGTACATTAATAGTGGCACAACAATAAATGCAGTTGCAACAACAATTGGTGTTTTGGGTGGAACAACATCTGTTGGTTCTTCTTCTGTTGCTTCAATTGCTGCTGGTATATTTTATGTTGTTAACGGATATAACACAGTCACTAATGCTGACGGTACCACATCACAATATTCAATTGGTAATTTTACTTCTGTTAGTCCACAAACTGTTATTCTAGACAAATACGATAACTATCCAACATTGCGTGTTGGTTTAAATATTGTAGAAAGCGTCACAACATCTTCATCTGATATTTCTTTATTGGATCCTGCTACGGGCGCTTCCAATTATCAGGCTCCTGGTGCTGATCGATATCAAATTTCTTTAAATCTTGAAACAAGACCTTTGACATTAGGTAACGATAATGGTTTTATTGAATTGTTACAAATTAGTGCTGGTCAAATTTTAAAACAAACAGATACTACAGTATATTCCACGATTGATGATTATTTTGCTAAACGCACTTATGATACTAATGGTGATTTTATTGTTAATAACTTTAATATTACTCCTGCATCTAACGCAATCAATTCAGCAACATATGATATTGGTGTTGGTCCAGGTATTGCTTATGTTCATGGTTATCGTATTGAAAATCAATCACAAATTAAATTAAATAATCCAAGAGCAAGAACAACATACACACAAAATAATAATCCTGTATTTGTTGATTATGGTAATTTTGTTTATGTCGATACTTTAAAAGGTTTATTTGACGTAACACAACTATCAGCCGTTGATTTGCATTGTGTACCTTATGCTAACGTGGCTACCGCCAACACTACAGTATATAATTCAACCAAAGTAGGTTCTGGTTTTATTCGTAATTTAGTATATGATCACAACTCAACGGATGCAAATACGCTATCTTATGTTTATCGTGCTTATCTAACAGATATTTCATCAAACACTTTATCAAGTAATGCGGCATCAGCAACAGCATATACAATTTCTTTATATGATACTAATGGCACATTTTCAAATGTGGCTAATGCTTATGTTGGCACACCTTTAACTATTACTTCCGGAACATCTGTTGGTGATTCTAGAATTGTTACACAGTATACTCCTGCAACTAAAACATTTACTGTAGCTCAACCATTCTCTATTACGCCAGATACCACATCACAAGTATCCTTAAAATTTGCCACAACAAATATTGTATCGATGGCAAATACTTCTGGTTTAACAATTAACGCCAAGGCCAACATTAACGCTGGCAGCAAATCAACTTCTGTTGTTGGCGGTGCGGGCGGTGTTTCAATTACTCAAACCAATATTTCAAATCCAGGTTCAACCGAATTACTTTTCAAAATTGGTTATCCATTTTTGGCAGGCGTTAACGGATCATCGTATACTTCAACTCAAGTATTCCGTAGTAAATCATTTTCAAATGTGGGTGGTTCGTCACAGATTCAAATTACTTTACCTGTTGGTATTCAAAATATTGTTGGATTCGGTGGTGGAACAGGATCACTTTCACTATCATCAATTGAACAAAACTATTCAATCATCTGTACTTCTAATTCAGGATCACCAACAATCAACGTAGGTGACGTAATTCCATTTGGTCCTGGTCTGACTTTTGGTGGTGCAAACACAAGAACTGTTTCTGTTTCTACCGATAAGAATACATTAACACTCACCGCACAAGATACCGCCAACGTAACAACAGGTATGACTGTTTCAATCATTGCTAAAGTAAATGTGGTAAATGGCGATGACACCAACCATATTGTTCGTGCTAAGAATTTGTATACAGCAAACACCAACACGGTTTCAACTTCTGGTCCTGATGGCATTATTAATAGTAATACCTATATTGACCTTACAAATTGCCAAGTTTATATTCCTTTTGCAGGATTGGTAACTCCAGGAAACATTCAATCGCTTTATGTAACTGACGTAAAACGTATTAGTAAAATTATTGATACCGGTTCAGCTAACACAGCGCCGATTGTATCTATGTTAACCAATGCAGCATACGATATTACTTCACGGTATAATTTTGATAATGGTCAAAGAGATAACACATATGACCACGCAAGAATAACATTGAAACCTGGTCAGCCTCAACCAAAAGGTAATATTTTAATTCTGTTTGATTTTTACAAACATACCGGTGGTGATGGTTATTTTACTGGTTTGTCCTACTTGTCACCAATATCTACTAAGCCAGAATCTTATGGTTCAATACCAACTTACAGAGCTAATGATGGACTCGTATACAATCTCCGTGACTGTTTGGATTGGAGACCAGCAAGGAAAAATGGTGTAGCTTCAAGAACATATGAATATACAGGAAATCCAAGTACAGATGATACCGGTGTTTATATTCCACAAGATTTAACAAATTTTGTAAGTAATTATTCTTATTATCTTGCTCGTAATGATCTATTAGTTATTAGTAAAGATAAAACATTTAAAATCATTAGTGGCGTTCCTTCTGTAAATCCTTCGTTACCAACTGCACCGGATGGATCACTAATTGTTTCAAATTTATACCATGATCCGTACACAGCTTATCTTCCATCGGAAGCACCTAACGGAATATTGCCTAATCTTTCCGTTCAAGCAGTTAAACATCAGCGATTTACAATGCAAGACATTGCAGATTTGCAATCAAGAGTTAATAATATTGAATATTATACAAGCTTGTCGATGCTTGAACAGAAAACACAAACATTACAGGTAACTGATTCTAATGGTTTAAATCGTTTTAAAAATGGTATTTTGGTGGATTCTTTTTCTAGTTATGCAACAGTAGATACTGGTAATCCTGACTTTAATTGTTCAATCGACACAATCGGTAAAATAATGTCAGCACCACAATACGTTACAAATTATCCATTACAATCTTCTGTTTTGTTAAATGCTTATAATAATTTAAGTAATACGGCATTAAGTGGATTAGGATTTGGTATTAGTACAATTAACCAACAAACTAATATTTTTTCTTTACCTTACACACCAACAGCAATTATTAATCAACAATTAGCATCAAATACAGTCAATTTAAATCCGTTTACAACGCCTTTATTTGAAGGTTCTATGACTGTTAATCCTCCAATGGACAATTGGGTTGATAATACGACAGCACCTGATTTATTGTTGGTGGATCCTAATTTACAAGTATATCAACAAAGCAATACACTCAATACATTAAGTGTTGGTAATTGGCAAGTTATTCCAGGAAGTCAATACTCAACCAGTTCAACATATTCTGTCGTGAATCATGGTGCATTTAATGGTCCGTTTGGTGATGCAGTTGGTTATACCGCTACTTCTACACAAACATATGCAAGTCAGTCACAAAAAACTGTTTCTGGTTATTGGTCGCAGTTACCAGCAACATACTCTACAAATAATGGATTCATTACCAATATTTCTATTCAACCATATATTCGTGCTCAAGATTTAGTGATTCTCGCTGGATCATTAAAAATTAATACACCGTTAACAACATCATTTGATGGTACAATTGTTGATCAGTATATTAATTTACCAACAGTTATAGAACTAACTGGAGTAACAGGAACATTTGCTCGTGGAGATTTAATTGGTTATGTTTCTTCGGGTAACTGGAATACTTTAGGCAAAGTAGTTGATGTTTACAATTATCCAAACACAACAAATACTCGATTGTATGCTTTTGTTTCTAGAATTTCTATGACAGCGGTAACATTATCAACAATTCAAAATGGTAAGTTTAATTCTGCTGGAGTTTATACCGGTACAACAGCATCAGGTACTCCACAAGCAGGTACGATAAACGGCGTAACTTTGAATATGTCTGGCGGAGTTATTTCAGCAAACAATGGAACATCTTCAAATGTTACTGGTGGTGGAACATACACAACCGGTGTAACTCAATTTGTTATTAGTCCTTTGGCTTCAAACACTAGCAACTTCTATACTGGTTCAACAATTAGTATCACATCTACAAACGGAACAGCAACAACGACACAAACTGCTACCGTAACAGCATACGATGGACCAAGCAAAACAGTAACAGTAAATACTGCAGTTCCAATTTCACTTGGATATAATTCTAATGTTGGTTCAGAAATAAGATCCGTATACAGAATTACTGGAAATAAAAATTGGTCTAACAATACAAGTTATTTGACCGGTATTACAAATGGTGTAGCACCACAAATTTCAACAAATGAAGCTGGTAATTTTTCTGCCACATTCTCAATACCGGCATCAATATTCCAAAACGGAGCTAGAATTTTCCGTGTAGATAATAGAACAGTACCTTCAGACGGTGGAAGCTCTGCTACGACTTATGCTTCAGCAACATTCACAGCATCTGGATTATCAACAACATCACAGAAACTTGACTTTTCTGCTTCTATTGATTCGGCACCTAATACATTTGTAGCAACACAGTATAAATCAAATCAATTAGTTGCTTCAACTTTTTCTTATGCGCCTTATGATCCTGTTGCTCAAACATTTATTATTGACAAAGCAAATTATCCAAATGGCGCCTTCCTGTACTCGGTTAAATTGTTTTTTCAATCTAAACCAACCACATCGATGGCACCAGTTAATTTGTGGGTTCATGCAACAACTAACGGATATCCAAATGGTAAATCATTAGATTATTCTAGTGTTTCTTTGACACCAGATCAAGTTAATGTATCATCCAATCCACATTATTTGGATTCAACAACATATACTGAATTTGTATTCTCTGCTCCAGTATTCATTCAACCAGGAGTGTTGTATGCTTTTGTTGTAAAATCTCCTTCTACTGAATACAATCTTTATACTGCTGCTCAAGGTTCAACAGCAATTTCGTCTACTGTTAAGAATTTACCAACTGATGTTACGCCAACAACAATCACTAAAATTGGTACAACACCATATGTTGGTTCATTATTCAAATCGCAAAATGCAATTACATGGGTTGCCAATCCAGCAGAATCAATGATGTTTGTTGTCAATCAAGCTTTGTTTAATACCTCTGTTAATCCTAAGCTTCAGTTTGTATTGCCTGCTGGATTACCAACAAGAAAATCTGTAATTAATGTTGTTCATAATTCGGTTCAACCAAATACAGTTGTTAATTTGGATAACACTTTATCTTCATCTAATGTTATCGTTGACGCATTTAATATTACAACAACGGATTTATTACCAACATCAACAAGTATTAATTATACTTACAATGCTACACTATCTTCTACTGGTGCTTTAGCCGGAGAAACATCAATTCAACCAGGTCGATATGGTTCACCAACATTGAACAATATTTTATTGAATGATGGATACGGAACACGAGTTTTGAATTCTAATTCTAGTCAATCATTCTTTGTATATGGTACTTTATCTTCTACTGATCCAAATGTATCTCCAATTATTGCTGACGATGGATTAAGTGTTTATAATGTAGATTGGATTATTAATAATTTACCACTATCAAACACACAAATTACATTGGTGTCTGGCGGAACAGGCTATAACACAAACACCACATCGGTTACTGTTTCTGCTCCAGATTTACCTGGCGGAGTTCAAGCTGTTGCTGCAGCAAACGTAGCCAACGGCTCTGTACAATCTGTCTATGTAACTTCTGGAGGTTCTGGTTATTTGGCTACGCCAACAATTACGATTGTTGATGCTAATACTGCTCCAGGAACAGGCGCAACAATAAATACTGTTTCTGAATTTTCTCCTCGTGGTGGTAATGCTTTAACACGATACATTACTAAGAAAGTTGTATTGGCACCAGGAAATGATTCGGGAGATTTAAGAGTATTTGCAACAGCATATCGTCCTGTTGGAACAAACATTTATGTGATGTATAAAATTTTAAGTTCTGCTGATACATCATCTTTTGATGCTCAACCATGGCAGTTAATGACACCAATCGTTAATCAAGCTTATTATTCAAATAGTTATGGTGCTACACAAGAGATTGAGTATGCTCCAGGTATCAATAATGTGGCCAATAATTATATTTCTTATACAAGTTCAAACGGATCAACATTTACTAACTTTATTCAATTCTCAATAAAAGTTGTTATGACAACAGCAGATAATACTAATGTTCCATATTTGTCTGATATAAGAGCTTTGGCATTACCACCGGGAACAGGAATTTAAGATGAATTTTGTTAAGGTTACAGGTACAAACTTTATTCGTGATGTTAATTCTATGGGATTAAGCAATACTGACACAGCTGCTAGAGATGAATATTACAATAAAGTTCGTATTATGAAGAACCAAAAAGAACAGATAAATAGTATGAATAATGAAATTGATAGCATAAAAACCGATGTTCATGAAATTAAACAATTATTACAACAACTATTAAGTAAACAATAATGGCAAATACCGTATCGACTTTAAGCTATGCTAATACCTTTGGTGATTGGGTTGTACAAACCAACAGCCTTGCATCTGAAATTAATAATTTGGGATCCGGTTCATACATCAAATCGGCAGGAACATTGTACTTAAATGCTCCAACTTTAGGATTACAAGTATCTAATAATGCCATTGTTGCTGGCCAATTGGCTGTACAAGGTACCGGTTCTACCGCATATGTTCAAAATTCTTTAACCGTTGGTGGCGCTATAACAACCGGAACTATCACAGCAACTTCAACCAGTACAGGAAATATATCCGTAACAGGTTCAGGAACAGCGTTGACTGTTACTAATGCTGCAAGCTTTGGTACAGCAAGTATAGGAACATTAACGGTTTCTGGCGGAGAATCAATTGCAGGAAATTTAACTGTTGGTGGTGCAACAATCTACAGTAGCAATGCAGGAGTTTGGCAAATTAGTATTACAGGTAATGCTGCAACATCTAGTAATGTGGCGAATGGTGTATATACGACAGGTTCTTATGCCAATCCATCTTGGATCACTTCTATTGCAAACACAAAAATTTCTGGTAATATTGTTTCAACCCAAATTACATCAATTGCAAATACACAAATTACTGGCACAATTATTAATTCTCAAATTGCAAGCGGTATTGTAAACTCTATTACTGGTACTGCAAATCAAATTACAGCCAATACTGGTTCAAATAATGTGTTATTGTCTTTACCTCAGTCTATCGCAACAACTTCAAATGTTCAATTTGGTTCAATTGGTGTCGGCACTACTCCAGATACAGCAAATACAGGTTCAATTCGTGCAATTAATAACATTACTGCATACTACTCAGATGATAGATTGAAAGATAAATTAGGCAATATTGAAAATGCTTTAGAAAAAGTTCAAACGCTTAATGGTTTTTATTATCAAGCTAGTCAATTAGCACAAGATTTAGGATATAAACCAACCAAAGAAGTTGGTCTTTCTGCTCAAGAAGTTCAAGCAATATTACCTGAAGTTGTGGTACCAGCTCCAATTGACGAGAAATATTTAACAATTCATTATGAAAGACTTATTCCATTATTGGTTGAGGCAATTAAAGAACTCAAAGCTGAAGTTGATGCTTTAAAAGGAAATTAATAGATGTCCACTACATTACAATTTAGACGAGGCAATAATAGCGTATCCACCACAACAACGGGTGCATTAGGTGAATTGTTTATCAACACCGATAATAATACTATTGCCGTTCATGACGGTTCTACTGTAGGTGGATGGCCTCTAGTATCAAACGCTTATAATTTTGGAGTTAATGCAACACAAAATACAAGTATTTCTGCTGCATTTTCCGTGGCTAATAATACAGTTTATCTTCAAGGAGCATTAAATACCGCTAATGCAAGTATAACATATCTTCAAGGTGGATTAAATTCTGCTAATGCCAATATTTCCGCACTTCAAGTATTGTCCTCCACATACGGATTGCCAAATATTAATTTAGCTTATAATCAAGCAAACTCAGCCAATATTTTAGCACAAGCTGCATTCAATACAGCCAACACGGCAGCAGCAAATACAATATATTTACAAAATGGATTGAATACCGCTAATGCAAATACCACTAGTTTGAGTGCAAACATATCAATGATATTAGGTATTGATGCTTCACAAAATTCTACTATTTCAGCTGTATCTAGTGTAGCTAATGCTTCTCTTATTTTAGCACAAGCAGCATTTAATGAGGCCAATACTTACATTAGTTTACCACAAACATTGACGAATCTTACGGCAAACAATTATGTATTACAATTTACCGACCAAGGTGGCCACATTTATATTAATACTTCAAATGTGGTAAATATTTATATTCCAAATAATGGAGTAGTTACATGGCCTGTTGGTACATTCATCACCATAGTTTCACATCAAACAGCAAACTTGATTGTTGGTGGTACAGGTGTGTCTTTATGGCTAGCTGCAAATACTGTATCTAATGTTACTCGTAATGTGGTCTCCTATGGTGTTGCAACTCTATTGAATACCGCAGCCAATAATTGGTACATTTACGGATTTGGCGTAGTTTAATACCACCTAAATAATCCAAACAGTTTTTTAACAAGGATACAATGTCAGCAGGATATCAAAATTTATATCTTGAGCAAGGAACTACATTCAATACGACCATCACATTAGATGATGTGTATCAAAACGCATATAATCTTTCTGGATATACAGCCAAGTCTATGATGCGTTACTCTTATTATGCGGCTAATGCCACAGCAGTATTTTCTACTTCAATTGATGCAGCAAATGGAATTGTAGGTTTATCATTATCGGCAGCCAATACGGCCAATATTACTCCAGGTCGATATGTTTATGATACAATTATAAAAGATGTTAGTGGTAACGTGACTAGAGTATTGGAAGGTATTGTTGATGTATCACCTTGCGTCACAAGGTAAAAAATGCCAAATGTTACGGTTACACCACCATCATCAATTACGGTTCGTGTAGGAAACGCAAATCAACCAAGGTTAACAACCTCATCAACATTTTCAGGTTCTCCTGTACCTCAAGCAGAGATTGATGCAGCTTTTGCTGCAGCTAATAACTCTTTTTTATATGCCAATACTGCATTATCTGAAGTTAATGCGGCCTATGCCCAAAGCAATGCAGCGTTCATTTACGCTAATTCGGCATTAAATTTTGCCAATACTTGTTTGCCTTTGGCTGGTGGTGAAATTACAGGAAATTTAAAACTTGACGGTACCTTTACCGGCGTCATAGATGGTGGCATTTTTTCATAAATATAAGAATAAAAACAAAAGGAATTTAGAATGGCTATCTCAAATACTAGTATTTTAATCAAACGGTCAAGCACTGCCACAACACCCGGTACATTAAAATCTGGTGAATTGGCATATTCATATACTTCAAACGTACTTTTCTTTGGTACCGCAGGCGGTAACGGTGTTGTAAACGTAGGCGGCCAGTACTATACTTCAACAGTAGATGCTGCAACCAACGCAAATACCGCATCTACTTTAGTTAAACGTGATACTAATGGTGCTTTTTATGGTCGCATTTTTGGTGTATCTAATACAGCAGTTGCTTTAGATACAGCACAAAACTTTTCCGTTACTGGTGGTGATATTACCGCTAGTGCCGTATCCTTTAACGGTACTGCACCGGTCGTTTTGAGTGCTGCTCTTAATGCTGTTCCTGGTCTTTCTGCTGGCTATTATGGTGGTTCGGTAGCCGGATCATCTACAATTCCTGTTGTTCAAGTGGCTGCCAATGGTCGTATTATGTCCATTGCCAATACAACGGTTACTAGTTCGTTTAATATTTCTGATGGAACAACCAGTAATACCATCTATTCTGGTGCAACTTTTTATCATAAAGGTGTCAGCGGTATTACGACAACCGTAACAAGTAATACTGTAACAATCGGTACAGATACTACAGTTCTTCGTTCCAATACAACCGGCGCAACACAAACAATTTCTACAGATTTAACTGTTGCAGGTAACTTAATTATTTCTGGTACTGCAACTTATGTTAATACTGCTACCGTACAAACAACGGATTCATTAATTAAACTTGCTGCAAATAATTCAACGGGTGACGTGGTTGATATTGGTTTTTATGGTATGTCAAATACCAATACAGGATTAACAGGTTCAAATACATATCACGGTTTGATTCGTGAAGGTTCTGGTGGTTCTGCTGCTGGCAACTTCTATCTATTTAAGAATTTGGCAACAGACCCAACAAATAATACGATTGTATATGCTTCAGCAACTCGAGCAACTTTAATAGCCAACTTAACTGGCGGCATGATTTCTGGACTCGCTAATACAATCGGTGTTGTTGACGGCGGTACAGGACAATCAACATTCACCTCAGGACAAATTCTTATTGGTTCTGGTACAAATGGTTTAACACAAATTGCAAATTCAACTGTTGCAATAGGACAAAGTTTTGGTTCTGCTTCAATTGTACCAGTATTTACAACAGACGCTTGGGGTCGTGTTGCTTCTGTAACCAATACAAGTATTGCAATTGCTGCTTCTCAAGTTACTTCTGGTCAATTAGCAATTGCTCAAGGTGGTACAAACTCCGCTTCATATGCTCAGAATGGTGTGTTGTACTATAACGGTACTTCTTTTGCTACATCAGCAAACCAAACTGCATATACAACACAAGGTGGTGCAAGTTATGTTCCATCAATTTCGACTAATGCTCTTGGTCAAGTTACTGCAATTGCAAATACACAAATTCAAATTGATGCTGTAACTAATATTGTTTCTGGTACATTACCTATTGCTCGTGGTGGTACAAATCAAACATCGTTTACAAACTATGGTCTTGTAAACTTTAATGGCACTTCTCTTGCTTCTGTTGCAAACGTATCAACAGTTGTAACTGGTTCTTTAGCAGGAAATAACACAATCACATCATTTACAACTGATGGTTATGGTCGTGTAACTGCTTATACAGGTGCTGCAATTTCTGGTTTAACAGTAGGTCAAGGCGGTACTGGCACAACATCATTCACTACAAACGGCATCACATATGGTAACGGTACAGGTGCAATGTTAGTAACAGCTGCAGCAGGTACTTCCGATCAAACATGGAGTAATCAAATTCTTACAGTTACTAATGCAGGAGTACCCGTTTGGTCATCAGCAATGGATGGCGGCACGTTCTAAATAATTTACAATTAATTTATAATAAGGAGTTTGAAATGAATAATGAAAAATATGTAAATCATTATATTGAAATAATGACTGGTACGATGACAGATGCTGTAATTAGAAATGTTTCATTACAAGCTAATGCAAGAGTTACCGAAGAAATATTAAATGAACAAGCACAGTTAATTGAACAATTACAAAATAATGAAGATTTAAAAGTTGGTAAATTAGAACAAAATGTTAATGAACATTTAGACACTATTGCTAATTTAAATAAACAGCTTAGTGAATTAAATAATATGCGTTCTGAATACGAAAATGTTAAGCATCAAGTTAACCATATAGATACTTTTAGAAATGAATTGGTTAAAGAACGTGACGACCACCAAAAAACTCGTAATGAATTTGAAAAGAAAATTAAAAAATTGAATGATCATATTGAATATTTACAATTAACTCCTGCCAAGCGTAAAAAAATTGATGAAACAAAAGCAATTAAAACAGTAGATGTGTTTTCAGTTGAAACACCTGCAATTACAGAGGACGGCGGAAGTTTTTAGGTAAATGGCAATAGCAAATACAACACTATTATTAAAAAAATCAGCAACACCGGGTAATACACCAACAGCTTTAGCTAATGGTGAAATTGCTCTTAATTTTGCTGATGGAAAGTTGTATTATAAAAATGCTTCGGGTGTAATTACCTACATTTCTAGTGGCGCAACAACCAATTCTTTTGCCACAATCAATTCAAATTCATCATTAATACTTGCAACAAGTGCTGCGGATACATTATCGTTTGTTGCCGGCAACAATATTAGTATTGCTACTGATACAATCAATAAAAAGATTACAATTTCTTCTACTGCCACAGGTAACGGTGGAGGTACAACAACAGTTTATGCAAATGCCGTTTCTTTTGTTATTTCGGATGATGTTTATGTTGGAGATGGAACAACAAAATCTTTTTCTTTAACATCAACGCCAACCAACGTTTATTGTGTTCTTGTTAATATTAATGGTGTATTACAACTAACAAGTTCATATACACTTGCAAATAATGTTCTTACATTATCTGAAGCGCCGGCATCTGGTGCTTCTATTGAAATTAAAACAACTCAAGGTGTTACTACCGGTGATGTAAACAATGCTATTAGTTTGGCTCAGGCCGCATTCAATCAGGCCAATACCGCTTCAGCGAATACTATTGTTACACAAGGTGTTGACCTTACCCAAAATACCAATATCACCACAGCAAATAATGCTGCGTGGGCTGCCTTTGCTGCTGGTAATACCAATGCTACCAATATTACGGCTGTAAACCAATATGCTGCAGCTGCATATGCACAAGCAAACGTAACTATTGGTGTTGATGTAACTCAAAATTCTGCCATCAGCATTATACAAGGTGTTGACCTCACACAAAATACCAATATCACCACAGCAAACAATGCTGCTTGGGCTGCATATGCCGCTGGTAATACTAATGCTACCAATATTACAGCAGTTAACAACTATGCGGCTTCTGGATATGCTCAAGCAAATACAGCCAACACTAGAGCATACTCAACAGTATTAAAATCTGGCGACACAATGACAGGTCGGTTGGTCATCACAGATACTACGGTGGCCACTTCAAACATTACAGGAGCTATTACAATTTCTGGTGGTGCCGGTATTGCTGGTAACCTTTATGCAAATGCTGTTTACACCAACGGATTA